ATCGCAAGCTCAATAACGCGACGCTTATCTGCTTTTTTCTTCTCAAGACGCTCTTTTTCATCTTCAATCTTTAGATAGTCTTGATTGGTCTCTATTTTGAAAAACTCGCTCTCTAGTCCTGCTATACTCTCTTGATCAAGCTCTGAATAAAGAGTTCCAAGAGCAGACGCGGTGGCTTCATCTAAATCGTTTTGTTTGGCGTGTACTTTAGCAAGTGCTTCTGCATTTTTGGAAGCAGCAACTCTAGCCTCTTTAAGTCTATTTGCGGTCTCGATTCCAAATTCTTTCCTATCAGCATTGTGCATATTGTTAGCAGAAGCTTCTAGATATGCCTTTGCTTTGATATCGGCAGCATTAACCGTTGAAAGAGATTGATAAAAGTTTGCAGTCTTAATCATTCGTTGTTTTTTAAGATCGGTCTCGTTAATTGAATCCTGTTTACTTTTTTCAGATTCCGACCTCATTCTCTCAACAGCAATATCAGAACTAGCCTTCAACCTAGCAGGAGCCATAACCTTTTCAAGTTCTGCTTCGTTACCAGTCTTGATCTTCTCAAGATCGGCAAGCTTTTGAAGATATCCTTCTATAGCACCAACCTTTTGAGGTTCTCCATTTGTAGAATTTTTATCAGCAATTATACCTGGAGTTCCATATATAAGTTTACCTTGAGCCTCTATTGCTCTTTTTCTTGCTTCGTTAGTCATACCCGGAGCCGTGCGAAGTCGATCTTGCTCTGCTCTAGCATCCTCAATGCCTTTAGCGATCAGGTCTGCCTGCGTAAGTGGCTGTGTGGTGGCCGTAGAGGGCGTTGTAGGCCGTTGCGTGACCGAGGAGACATATCTGGTGGCTAGAGGAGCCGGAGGCGCTACGGGGGCTGCTGGGGCCACTCCTGCGACTGCCCTAGCTCGACCTTCTACAGACATACCTGCAAGTGGGTCTTGTTGCTGAGTCTGGAACGGAATTTTTGCCGATGCAGTTCCATAAGGAGTCGTAACGCTTCGCTCTTGGTATACACCACCCGGATTCGCGCTAGGTCTGCTTTGGTATTTTTTAAGTAAATCGTCTATCCAGCTCATAGTTAACTCCTGTTTTTATAGTATCTGCAAAAGTCTCTCCGGTCAATCTCCGAGGGACTGGATTCCCGACCGTCGGGAAACCAGCCTATATATTATATATATATATAATAACTAATAATATTTGAACCCGTTCGTTGAGTTACGATAATCAAGAACCCAGATATACGGAGGCCCTAGTTCTCCGTGCTGACTTATTGGAAGTCCCGTTCCACAATAAAAAGATAGATATCCATAAACTCCACCAGCAAAACACTCGTCTCCGAAATCATCTGCATAATTATCCATCTGTGCTGAATTGCAATAATCTTCGTCTATTTCAACATTCCAAAAATATTCCTCATAAGATGTTCCAAGTGCATATATTTTGTTGTTGTTTGTATATGCTGACGAGAAATCAATATTTATTGTTCCTGCGGAAACTCTGCTAAAATTGTTTGTCGTCATAGGAATTCCGCAAGCAGAATTAAACGCCAAATAATTAGTACCAACATATTCAATAATGGCTCTGTTGTTGTACTTTGTTACTATAGGAATTGATGATGTATATGGAATTTCAACGATAGGCTTTATCCTGCTTTTGCAAAATATAATTTCTTTTGCAATATACCACTCATAATTCGTTCCACATACGCTGTCAAACTGAGTTACGTTTTCAATGTCGCGAAACTCATATCCAAGAGAAACGGAATATATAAATCTATCTGAAAAATTTGTTGAAACATATTGATAGCAAGTATCAAGGCTCGAATTATGAAAAGCACTTCCACAATCATACCAATCTGGCTCATTTGTGTAGCACCGGCTCATAATTCTTTTCTCTGTTTCTCCATCATAAATACCGTAACCCAAAGCGCTTGAAACACACTTAACAACTAAATATCTAAATACGTTTGTAAAGTTTTTCCATCCATAATCAATTTCGGTTTTTTGATCAATGAATGCGGGAGCATTTGTGTTAATCAGAACCGCAGATACTTCTTGGTTATTCGTTCCAACTATATTTGTAACCGATCTGTTATAAAGTACAATTTGATTCGTAATTAAGGCGTTATCTGCCATTTCGGAAAGATTTGTGTATTTAATAATTCTTGCTGTAGATGTTACTGTAAGGCCATATGATGGGCCAAGTTCGCCATGCTTTTCAGAAATCTGATACCCGCGCGATCCGGGAAAATCATTGTGAGATCCTGCGTAAAAATAATTTGATGGAATTATGCTCACATTGAATATGTTGTTTGAATAATATTGCCCATAGTTTTTCAACTCTGAAGCGTAAAAGTTCGTCTCTGCATAGTATGGATCAAAATATGACGTATCATAATAATTCGACCATCCATAATGGTGTCCAAGGTTGTTCGTTACGGTTGTTACTATGTCCACAAACAATGGAATTAACTCGATTGTTTTCTTCTTTAGCCCGCTAAATAATTCTCCATAATTGCCCTTGTAAAAGTACGTGGTAGATTCATAAAAGTTTGTTTTTTCGGTGTCGTTTATTCGCTCAGAAACGGCAAGATATCCTTCATAGGCGCGAATGTCGTCTGCGTTCATTATGAATCGTTCCACACACCCAGTGGCAGACCTTGCGATTGATATTGTTACATGATTTGTGGCATTAGCAGTTATGACAACACATGTTATAGAATGAGTAATACTTGTTGAAAACGATAAGATTCTATAATCACAAGGATTCATTGCTTCGTAGTATTCACTTGTCCATGACTTTGTCTGATTTGTATAACTCTGAAAATCAGAATACGTGTCTATTCCGACGGTATCATAAATTGAAATAGAGTTTGTTATTCTGGGAATATTTGTTTCAACGCAAACCTCATAAAATGCATCTGTCACCCTTATTGCATAAAGTGGGTTAGTCTGAACTATTGTCGTATTTGTCATTGACCACGCTTCGGATGTCCATCCTTCTCCGTAAGAACACAGCTCTAAAGAAAAAAGAATGATTAACACATGATATATTCTATAGGTCTGCATGCAGAAGTATACCTCCAATATTGTGAATCAGGCATTGGAGATGGAACAGGACCATCAGACCAAGAACCAGCATCAGTCATAACATTGTGATACCAGTACGCCTTAGCGGTGCCCGCCAGCGCGTACCGCTTCCCCTTGAACCAGTATGTGCCAGAAAATGGAACTACAGAAGATCCTCCAGCAGTTTCTATTGTATCCCAAACAGCTCGTCCACCCATATTAACAAGAATGTCTCCAACTCCATCTATACTTGATCCACGGATTTCAGCAGGAACATATTCTCCAATAGCATTCATTATATCCTGAGGAGTGGCCTTGCCAAGAACCTCTGCTGAAAGTCGATTTATTCCATCAATAAGCAGACCAATTAAAACATCCTGCTTCTCAACAGTAGATGCAAGTTGCTGGACCTGCTCTGATAGTCCTTGATTATCTCTTTCGTGTAGCTCACTCATTATGCGGCTTCCCACTCCCAAGTAACCTTGGTTCCCTTAAACAATCCGCCATCACCTTGACTAATTCCAGAACCCTCTTCCCCGCCATTTATTCCTGTTTGTGCTGCGGATGCCGACGAATAATAAGTAACAACAACTGTGTACTTTTTTCTTTTTACTTCCAGATTTGGAACGGTTAAATAATACGAATATACTGTTCTTGCAGTTGCCGGTGTTGTGCTTTCGTCTGATATTATTCTTCCATACGCAACCCTTGTGCTTAAATCTACGGTAACATATGGTCCATAATAATAATATGTATACGAAGGCGTACTTGAAGGTTCGTAGACTTTCTTTGTATAGTCCCACTTCCCAAAAGCGTTGTAGTTTATTCCATCAATAACAACACCATTGGCAGTTGCTGCCTCAAGAGTGTCCTGATTCTTGCACACCGTCGTAGTAACTTTAACCTGTCCAGATATCTGTGTAACAACCGCGCTTAGTGTTGGAACAACAGGAGTCTTTACAGTCTTCGTTATATCCCATAAACCAGATTCGTTTAATGTTATTCGTCCATCAACAACTTTTCCAGCTTCTGTCGCAGCGGATGGAGTTGATGTATTTCTTAAAACAAATGTTTTTTCTGTATAATCTGCATTTGCTGACGAATAAAATCCGGTGGTAAATTCTCCAACATCTTCTTTAGGAGTTCTAGTGCTTGTCCTCTGATCGTAAAGACCAAATTCATTAAGAGACACCCTTGAGTCAACAATCTCATTGGTTCCAGCAGACGCTGCAACAGGAGTATCTGTGTTTAGAATCTCTTCAAACTCTTCCGAGAAAAATGGATTGTCTGATATGACTATCGCAGACCCGGAAACCTCTGTCGCCGTCTTTTCTGACGACGTTGTGGCAAACAGTCCACTTCTTGTAGGTCTTGACATTACCGACTTTATAACCCCGGCAGTAGCAGCACCAGCGGTTGTTATTGCTGTGCTTTCTGTATGTGTTGCAACTTCCTCGGTAAACAGCGGAGAAGCTACTCCATCGAACCCAGTTCCGTCTACAACTGCTTCATCAACCAAAACATAGTTTGTTGTTCCATCTTCATTAAGCTCTTTGCTTAGCGACTTTATGTGTCCAGACGTGAGTGTTATTGCCGGAACATCTGCTGCGCGAGTATTAAGCCCTATGGTTTTTGTTGTAGTGGAAAGAGCGTCTATTGAAGACGTGAATGCAGCGATAACATTTGCTATTGATGTTCTTACTTTAAGAAGCGTTCTAAATAGTCCGTTCTGCTTCTTTGTATTCTGAACCTCTGCGACAACACCCTCTGTTGCATAAGCAGCAGTAGTATCTGCTATTTCAGCAGTGGTTCCAGAATGAACAACTTCCGTAACTATTGCAAGAGCATCTCCACGATAAAGATCATGAGATGTAGCAGCATTTACAAACAAATCTGTCTCTGCTTCGACATTTTCTACATAATCAACCGTTCCATCGTCGTTAATTGTCTTTGAAAGTGTCTTCGTGCTTCCCTGAACAGCAAATGAGATATCTGGAACCGCATCGGTTGTGTTGCTTACCTTGTTTTGGGTAACAGCAATTCCGGTGTTTTTCTGAACAACAACGGAAGCACAATGCTCTATTTCGGCCTTTGTTTCGTCAGAACGTCGAATATTGAACGTGCCGTCTTGATTGGTTGATAGAGAAATGTCTACAGTAGTTCCAGTTGTTGGAGCAGTAACGGCTGGAATCGTTCTCGAATTAATTGTCTCTGTAAATAATTTCTCTGTATAAGCAGACTTGCCGATTGTTTGGGCTGTTATTGGGGTTGCCGCAACGCTTGTTGACGTATTAACTGTTATATCTGTTGTTCCGTCTTGATTATCAACAGCTCTTTTTGATGTAAGAACACCCTGAACAGGAGTTGAAGAAACAGCAACATCTTCAGCCTTATTTAGGTACCTGTCTTGAGTAGTAGACGAGTATTGACCAACCTCTACCACATTTGCAGTTGCAGTCTGAGCCTCTTCGCTAACAATCGTTGCAATTTCTACATCGAGGGTTCCATCCTGATTGTCTTTTACATTCTTAGAATAAACTGTTCCCGGTAAGGAATATTCTGGGATATCAACATCTTCTCGTTGATTAATATATCTATCTTGAGACGTTGTTCGTCTGGCAAGTTGCTCTACCGAAACGGCAATTCCCGGTTGAGCTTCTGTACTTGTTATCGTTCTCTTGCTGGTTCGATATCTACCCTCTGGAGTCTTTTCATTTGAAACACTTGTTACTTCTCCAACAACATAACTTCCGGCAGTTGCCATGCTAGATTTTGATGTATTAGATTCGTCTTCAACTTTTGAATATTTCGATATAGATGATACGTGAGATGAAATAGGCTGGTCCGTTATTGTTTCATCGGAAACCGTCTGATCATATGTGCAGTCTTGATTTATCTTGAAACTAGATCTTTTAATATGACCATCAGACTGCGTTATTGAGTGAACTGTTGAAGAGTTTACATATTCAGTGGTTTCTTCTGAGCTTCTTTCACTTTCAAGCGTAGTTCCACTTGCAGATGCTGAAATTGCCGTCTGTGTCTCGGTGTAATAATTATATGTTCCATTCTTTTGGATATAAATACCACCAAGCCTATTTATAACACCCTGAGACGACGCGGCAACATCAGTCGGAACAGAATCCTTCCCAAAGTAATAGGTTCTAGTAACACTAGACTGGCAACCCTTTTCTACAAGTAATCCAGAAATTGTTATAGACCAGTCTTTCTCTGCCTTCTCGATTCGTATATCACAAAGTCCAGTTCCATAGCTAAAACTTGGATAAACGGAGTTTCCGCTATTCATATATAAATCGCACAGAGTCTGCGCAAGTTGTTTTGGAATTCCACTAAACTGATAGATTGAAGATCCACCCGGTATTTCGTATGTGTCCCATCCGGCTATTGAGAATCCAGATACGTTTGCATACAGGGCTTTTACAGTATGTGTTCCGTCATCTGCTTCTGCTGATGTGGCATCAATAAGATACCAAGTTCCAGACGGAGAAATCGCAAGGTCTGCTTTTGTTGATGGAACAGAATTAACAACGGCATCTACATAGTCATTGTCGATATACTTGAAGTCAAAAAGAACATACTTCTCTTCTTCATCACCATATTGAAGATCTGCATTTGTTCCGGCAGGACGACTTCTAAACGATGAAATTACAGAGGCGTCCCAATCGAGTGATTGGTAATATCCCTTGCGAAGTACGACAATCAGACCGTCTTGCTTCTTACTATAGAAGATTTTATCAGTTCTATACACACCATCAAATGAGTGAAAGTCAAGTGTTGGATTTGTGTATATAAGCTGATTTTCTTTCAGCCAAGTTTTCCCCTCTTCATATAATCCTTCTGCAATATTAAAGATTATTGTAATCGAGGAATCGTCTGTTTCGGCTTTTGATTCGGACTCTAAAATCTTTGCCCGATCAATATGAAGAAACGATGGATCAAGCCTATCGTCAAAACGGTCTGTCACTTGCGTCTCCGATCTATTCTAATTCGTCGTCGCTAAAGTAGGTATTTGGAGGATTGTCTGCGTAATACATACACTGAGCAATACCAAGCGCTCGCTCATAATTTCGTCCAGTATCGCCTTTTGGTGTTATGTTCCACTCTGGTCCATTGTTAATCTCGTTAACAAGTCCGTGATATATTACGCTGTAGTATTTTCCGTCTAAATCTATATTTGTTTCAAGCTCTGTTGGTGCAACAAATTCAACAAATGCTCTAAATTCTATATCTGAACTTACAATCTGTAGAGCATTGAAGAAAGAGGCAACAAAAGCTTTCGAGGTTCCCAGTACCCCGAAAGCCCTTGAAACACTGTCATACAATGACTGTGTATTGATCATTAGTTTGCGTTCCGACCGGTTTCCACATAGTTGGTGCTATAACCATACAGGCTCAACACATCGTTAGCATTACCATCGAATGCGGCAGTCAAGCGAACATTTCCACTATCTGCGATTTCAAGCACATTAGATGCAGCACTGGCAACGATAATGTCGTACCGATATCCAGATGTAGCGTTGGCAAGCGTTATTGTATTGGTAAACACATCTGCCTGACCATACGGAGTGATTATATTTACTCCGGGCTTCAACACAATCGCAAGCTGTCCGTTAGTTACGCTCTGAGAACTTGTGCCTGTAGCGCTAACCGTTCCAGTTGCAACAATGCTTCCAGCAACAGAAAGATCACCCGTAGATGTAACACCACCGGCAGCAGTAATAGATCCGTCACAATAAATGTCTCCAGAGTCGTTTACAGCCACTTCTGAGCCGCTCTTGCCAACCTTCCACACATTAGCTGCACTGGCATACGAGACGCTCAGAATGACCGCCAAAACGATTCCTAGACCGATCTTGCCATCCTTGTTCAGATCAATACCAAACTGTTTCTCAAGAATGTTCACGATTGCCTCAACCTTGCGACCAAGGAACCCAACCGCATTACGAACATCTTCAATAGAAACCTTCTTCTCATTCTTTTTCACTTCAACTTCAATAACTTCGCCATTTTCCATTTCGATTCTCCTATCTACTTCACGGGCTTCCCCATTGTTTGAATGCAGCCCCCTCCGGGGAGGAAGAGGGGGCGCATTTTTTAAACACCTTCCAGAATCGAGCTTTAAGCAAATGCTCAAGAAGATTAGAAGGTTTTATATCTCAACTATTAAACTTCTCAAGAAACTCGATAAATTGACTCTGCGTGTTGTGTCCGAAACCATACCTCATATGAAACTCTCTATGGCAATCATCGCATAATGTAACACCATTATCAAGTTTAAACCTTAATTCTGGATTATCATCCCACGATTCAAGATGGTGAGCGTTTAAATTTCCGCCAGTCCTATCGCCACAGCACTGACAAGCGAATCCATCTTTTAAGTATATTGCTTTTCTCCAAGCAACAACTCCAAGAATATACCGACGATCAGTAATCCTTTGCTCTTCTTTTAAGTCTTTATTCCACGAAAAACTACTTTTTCCGCGAAACCCACACCCACACGATCTAGTTTGACCACTTAACAGGCTATCTATTCTAACTATGGTGTAGTTACCACAATCACATTTACAGTTCCAAAAGAAACGCCCACTCTTGTCTTTGTTTCCTTTTGAAACCGCAATCAATCTGCCAAATTTTTGTCCAGAAATGTCCTTAGACTTAAATCTTCCGTGAAAACAACCGCAAGAAACAGTTCTTTTTCTTTCAAGCTTATCTCCTGTTGGTGTTGATGTATTTCCGCAATCACACTTACAAAGCCATGTTGCTTTTCCAGTTGAATCGCTCCCCGCCCTTTTCAGGACGAGGAGCTTTCCAAACCGTTTTCCAGTTAAGTCTCTTAATCTCACGGAGTTATTCCTTAGGAGACCTCGCCTCCACGGAACATTTTTCTCGGACAACCCAAGCCAAGACCGAACGCGAAACGAACGCGCTGATTTGTCACATCTGGCTGCTCTTTCCAAGTCTCGAAGCCGGGACGAACGCGCCAGTAGAAACGGGCTTCATTCTTCTCGGACTTCGGATCATCCATTAGGTAGTAAATACAAGCATCGGTCAGATAGTCATAGACTATATACTCGAATTTCTTGTACATCGTGTTCGTAGTATTCATCGCATTCGTCGGATCGAGCTGCGAGTTCAGAATTTCCTGAACCGTTTTCTCATCATCAGGACGAATCACCAATTTCTTGATGTACTGCGGATACAGGCGACCATTCTCATCAGTCATCTGCCGAGCATTCAACTGAGCCGTCCACAGGGAGGTCGGTGTAATCGCAGAAGCGGTTTCCTGATTGCTCCAAGTACCAGCAGCAGGGTTGGCATTCGGACGGTCTGTATCAATCAGATACATACCATCATCAGCCAGCACCGGCGCGTTCGACGGATTCACACCACGGTTGAACATGTCGGCAATCGCGTATTCAATCGTCATCTTGCCGTTTTCAGCAAGATCGGCCTGCAAGCCACGAATCACACCAACATCATCAACTTCCTCCAGCGTCCGCTCAATAGCAATCGCCTGACGGAAGTTATACGTTTTCACCGTGAACCCAAAACCATCAGCGCGAGTAATGAATTCCATTTCATCGGCATCACGGTTTTGCGGAGTCACACCACCAAGCGTGCGGAACGTCTGGTAGCTTGCGGTTTCCTGCTTGATCGAGTCTTCAAACAACAGGTTCATGCCCTGTTTCGGAGTCTCGAAGTCGCGTTTCCACACCATATCCAGACCACGAGCAAGCGCAAGCTTGAAATTCTCAGAGGTATGGATATCAGAACCACTAGCGCGAATCGCACTCTTGGCACTTGCTGTTTTATTAAAATCTGCCATTTTCTTCTCCTATTACAGAATTATGTTTCCAACCAGTTTGGCATACACCATGCTACCGGAACCAGCAGTTCCTGCAACACCGGTTTCAGCAATGAACGGGCTATAATCGGACGACTTTGCCACCACGACAAACATACCGTTCGACGCATCATCCACATCCAGACCCCACACGCCCGTAGTGGACGTATAGGCCCCGTAACCATCAACGCCAAGCAACACATTGGCCTGAGTAGGCGCAGTGGTGCTAGAGGCTGCAAGCTGAATTTCAAATACGGTATCAGCAGTGATTTCCTGAACAGGAACATACACGCTCTTACCTTCTGCCGAACTGTCATGGTCGCTCAACGCGATAAACCATTTGTGCGCGGCATCCCACGGGGCATCGTTATCCAACGCCGTCGCAGTACCATATACACCAGAACCCTCAGCACCATCAGCACGGGCAAGCTTGCCAGTAGCAGACAGATGAAGAATGTCACCCTTGTACCAATCTTCCGTAGCAGCCGTACCAGCACTGTAGTATGCCATATAGACATCACTAGTGATGGGGCCACCATTCTTAACTATCCGAATTTGTTTTGTAGCGGTAGTCGCCATTTTAATCTCCTATTTAAATATTACTCTTTTGCGGGAGCTTTTGGGTTTGCCACAGACATAAGAGAACCATTTCGGTACTGATCTTTAAGCTTGCTCTTCACAAGTCCAAGACTTCGATCATGCCTCATGTCCCTCACTTCGTCGTCAAGCTTCCTATCCCGCTTAATGAGAACGTCGCCATTGTGGTTGACAGCAAAGCCATCCTCAACAACTCGTTCATAACCTCCGCGTTCAAGTTCTGTATCCGAAACATTAGATCGGTGGAACTTATACGCAAAATTGGGATCTTTCTTCTCCCAAACATTAACCATTGCCGTCCGCTCGTCAGTTTCCATCAGGATTGACGCAGCCGTGGGTGCGGCCTTTCGCTTCTGTTCTGATACATTAGCCATTATTTCTTCTCCTTGAGAGTACCTTTATAAATTCGTTCCATCATAGCCTCAACTTCTTTCTCACTCCTCGACTTAGATGCGTCAATCGAAACTCGACGACCACCAACTTGAGGAATAAAACGAGGCTCATAATCTTCTTCTTTTTGAGACGTTTTGTGAGCAATCTTAGCAAGAGCCAAGTCAGACAAATCTGCCAAGTCAGGATCTTTCTTCAACTCCTCGATTTCGTCTTTATAAGCAGAAACGAATTCTTCACGCTTAATCTGTTCTGGGTTATATCGCTCGAACTTCTCAGCAAGAGCTTTATCCCTAGCATCAAATATAGCCGTAATTTGGTCTATAATAGCCTTTGTACCACCATTCTGTCCCTTTTTAAGATCCTTGAGAATCGCTTTAAGATTCTCTGGTTTATCCAAAAGGTCCATAGGGTCAATATCATCTAACGGATCTTTTTCCTCAACAACCTTGCTTTCGCTAGGCTTACTAAGTGCTTGAGTGAGAACTTCCAATTTACCAGACATTTCACTAAGCCTATTTTCAAGCTCTTTATTTTTCTGGCTAACTTTCGTTGACCAGCTTTGAATGTCTTTGTACCGTCGCTCGTAATCCGTCTTCTCACCTTCGGATTCATTCTGATGGTTTTCCAGTTCGGAGTCATCTACATGAGTGTCCATGTCTTGTTATCCTTATCTTATTCTGTTTTGTTTTCGGTGTCAACGATCTCAGAAGCAAGCACTAACATATTGTGCCATTCCCTAAGACCTTGCACCTTTCCTCTTACAACATCATCATTTGATGCTACAAGTCGTTCTTTATATTGATCTATACGCGATGTAATTAGAGGAAGAACACAATTAACGTATAAATCAGACTTCAAAAATTCTTTTAACTGTAAAAGCTTATCTTTCGATATTTCTACGTCCATTTATGCCACCGGTTGAGCTGTTTGAGGAACTTCTGTTGCTTGTGGAGCCGCTGCCTGCTGTGCTTGCTGTCCAGCCTGACTCTTGCCAGTCATATTAAGATTATGTTGCTGAATATGAACATCAAGTTTTTGAATATTCGGAAACTGGTCTTCAATTCCAGAATAACGAAGTCGCTCTGCATTGTGTTTGCGAAGGTGGATTATGTCATTATCATCAGGATTAACAACCGCATCAATACCGTTCTGCATGATCGCAATGTTTTCGCCATCAGCAATTCGTCCGGCATCGCCATTCTGAGGAGTAATAATGTATTTATCACCATTCAATCCAGATTTAGCAAATACGTCCCTCATCATCTCGCCAATGTCTACCTGATGAGTTTCGGATTGAAGCAATTGAGGGGCCTGAGCCACCATACGAATAAGATCCCTAATAATTCCAGATGATGTAACGTCATCCTTGTACTCACCTACAATATTGATCTCGATATCGAACTCACCCTTGATATCCGATGGATAAACGTCTGGAACAAGCGGATAGTCTGTGATCTGCTCAATTATCTCAGGAGTTCCGAATGCCTTCCAAAGTGACATACACTTGCGAGCGTAGAATCCAACCTTCTGTTCAATTACATATCCAATCCATACCAAGCTAGGAGTAGCACTAGCAGCATTGATGTAGCTGGCCTCTCCAAGCGTTGTACGACCACCATACGATTCTCCAAGTTGATTCTTATCTGTACCAAGACCTACTCGTGAGTCCTGCTGTATATACTCCAAAAGACTAATAGTTGCTTGCGTATTGTCACGAATCTCGAACTGCTTAATCGCGTTCTGGTCGTATACTTGCCACAACTGATTTGCTTTGAATGTAAAGTCTTTTACGTTGTGCATCCCAACCATTGCCGAAATCGGAGGACGATTTACGATTGCCATGTTATCAACGGCAAGTTCTTTGAGCGTACATTCCACAGAGTAGTTGCTTCTAACAATCTCCGCCGGAGATACATGATATAAAAGATCCGAGTCGTCTGGATAAAGGTTAATCATTTCGATTGGAACTTCATCATCTGGGTCTGGATTGCGCATGATAGTCATAACAATTCCACTAGAGATATCATTTCCAATGATTGATGAATAGTGCCACGAGGGAACCGTTTCCTCAGAATCCCATTTATCTCCAGATATTGGAGCGCGGTGATATATGTCCCATTTAAGATATTGGTCAGATACAGATCCTTCATCCCAAGTCTTTTGAAGGTTATCCATCAAATCTTGTTTGAAATCTGATCCAGTGTTTCCATCCCAAAGGAAATTTTCGTCAATCTTTTCGTATGCCTTTTCTGAATAGATCCCATTGCGAACAAGGTTGTATATATCTGCCTTGTGAACAAGACTAATTACAATAACCGTTGTTTGGTCTTGAATGCTGCCAATATATGGATCTGCGTAGAGCTGAGAGATATTCAGAACTCGCTGTTCTGGATGTGCAGCAACAACCATATCACGCTCTTCAAGGTCTGTAGACACATGGCGAGAAATTTCTTCTTGGGTTGTAGGATCAATGGTTGTTTCGTATTTAGGAACCGGAACTTTAACGTTCTTTGTCTCAAGCTTCCAGTCTACGATATATGCAATGTTTCCATACTTACACAACGAAAACCAGAAATCGGTTGTCTTCTTCCGGTACTTGTCCTTCTTCATTGAGTACTTAATCAAGCTATTCATCTGGTTTGCTTCTGCCTCACCTTTTTCAGCAGAACCCTGAACGCCCGGATTAACGATTGGCTCATATTTGAATGGCATGGGCCTAGAAAGCTCTACAGACACGCCCTGAGAAGCCATCTGATTAACCTGACGGTGAAACAGCGTAGAGCCTAGATTAGCTCTATTATCACCACTCTGATTGGCACCTTGAATCTTCTCGGAAGAATTAACAGTGCGGTTCTGTGCGCACTTGTGCATATAGTCTGCAACTTTCCACGTTTCCTCGAACTGTTCACGAAGTCCACTTACGCGAGAAAATTCAGAATAAACCTCTGATACAAACTTCTTGCTAATCTCTTCATTGTCTGCGAGATTGTTTATTTTAATCCTAGAAGAAGCCCTTGGCTTTTTACCCGATACAGAGGTTTTTCTTTTTGCCATATTACATCCTTACAATAAAAGCTCTATTTGCATTGTCGTTTAAAAGAAGTCGTTCTCGAACAAAAAAGAATTTACACTCTCCAGATTCGTTTGTTCCCCATTCTTTCATATCGTTCGATAGCTCAGGAGCCAAAATAAAACATCCAGATTCGCACATTTCCCTTGTTATGTATTTGCATCGTGGACCTATATCTATAATCTCTGCCCAACAGGTTCGATCTACTGTTTTACCCGGCTTGTAAACCAAGACATTTCCATCTTCATCTCTTGCGTGATCGTTGAATGCCTTGCTAATCATTATCCAGTCTGAATTCGGTTTTACTTCCATATCAGTATCCAGTATAAGAGTCTACTATCTCTTTTTTAGTATATGTTTCGTCATTACTTGTGTCAATGTCGGAGAACCCCGGAATATATCTAGGTGGAATCATAATCAAATATCTAAATGCATCAAGATCGTGGTCGTCTTTAGCAACAGGCCTCTCTGCCAAATAACTATTTCCGCTTCTGTCTTTTCGCGTTGAATCTGCATTTATATAATGCTCAATGTGATTTATGAATTTTGATTGGTTCCTGAAAATGTATACACGAGGGCGACCAAGTTCTCCGGTGAATGGATGATTTTTGGTAAAGTCCGGCTTTAACCACTCTTTAACAATTGGAACAGTTAGGTATGTGTCATCTGCACAAGCAGGACGAACCATTAGGCCATTGTTCATGTAAATACGACCAATTGTTATGTGAGCATCTGGAGCCTTCGATTTCATTGATCTTGAGTCCATCACAGTTGCATAGAACTTGTTCGACTT